GATGTCCGCCATCGCCGCCAGCGCGACCCGCTTCAAATCGTCGAACCCCAGCTTGCCCGTCGTGATCGCCCGAGCGAGCGCTCCGTCGATCATCCGCCCCGCGCGCCCGGCGCCCGCGACCAGCGGCCCCTCGAGTTCGCCCCGCATCGCCGCGACGTCGCGCGCGAACGCGGCCGTATCGGCCCGGACGCTGACGACCAGCCGCTCGATTTCCTCGTCCATTTTCAGGCTTTCGTCTGTTATTGCGCTCTGATGAGCGGCTATCGAGAAAAAGAACCCTTCTGGCGGCCGCCCGATGACTCGTTCACGCTGCCCTACGTTGCCGCGCGTATCGGGTTTGGCTTGTTGCCGATTAGCTTCGTTTTGATCCTCAGTGGCTCGCTGATCTTCAGCGCGATCGTGGCGCTGATTGGTGCTCTTCTTCTGGCCTACGGCTTGCGCAACTACTGATCTGGAAAGCGTCGACGGAGCGTCTCGATTGTCTCGCGATCGGGTGCATCGACGTCCTCGCGCATACCGCCGAGCGCCAGCGCCAATTCGGCTGGCGTTGAATTCCAGAACTCATCCGGTCGCCAGCCCAGCAGCAGGCTTGCCGAGCCGCTGAATCGAGCTGCTGCTTCGCCGAACTTCATCGTCCCTGCAAAATCTGCGCGAGCACTGTCCTCAAAATCGGCGTGATCCTGGCGAGACCCTTCTCGATCACCGCTTCCCCGATCCGCTCGCGCGTGATCGCTTCGGGGCGGCCTTTCGAGAGGTAATCGAACAGCGCGACGATCTGGGCCAGGCGCAGCTCACCCTCGGCCGCCCGCTCGACGAGCTCGAACAGCGATCCGAGCTCTTCCTCCGCCGCGATCAGCGCACTGAAAGTCGGCCGAAGCACCAGCGCCTCGCCCGCGACTTCGAGCATCGCCTCCCCGCGATAGGGGTTGGCTTTCTTCACAGCGCGGCGACCTCGCCCGAGCTCTCGAGCGCCAGCGTGTAATTGCGCTCGCCGTTGAAATCGCCGGCATATTCCAAGCGAGTGACCAGGAACTTCCCGCGCATCCGATCGCCGCTCTCGAAGCTGAGCTCGTAGCTCTCCAGAACGCCGTTCAAAGCCAGCCCCTTCACCTGCGCCTCGGCTGCGCTGCCGGTGAAGATCCCGCTCGCGGCGACCGAAACCGATCGCACTCCGGCGCCGGACAGTAGCTCGCGCCACCCGCCGCTGCCCTTGTTGGTGATCGCGACTGCGTCGCCGTTAATCGCCAGCTGCGTAGTCTTGAGCCCCGCGATCGTCACGTAGCTCGGTGTCGGCGACCCGTCGCCGATCTTGAGCAGGAAAGCGCTGCCGCGTTCCGCCGCCATAATCTTCTCCTCCAATTTTCGTCATCCCGGACTTGATCCGGGATCCAGGAACATGATCGTTCGAGGTCTTGTGGCGACCTCAGGTCGCCAGCATTCGCGCCCGAAAATCGATCGCCGCCGCCCACGGCCCGGCTACGTCGCGAAGCACGCGCCGCCTGATCATCCGTATCGTCACCAGCTGCCAGGCCGTCAGCGACGAGAGCTCCTGCATGTTCGTCTCGATCTCGTCCGCCAGCGCATGCAGCCGCACGGGCTGGTCATCCCATAGGGTGATCGCGATCAGGACCTCGCGGCCCTCACCGTTCTTGTGACTCCAATCCGCCTCCGTCGTCGCGTCGAGCGCGACATAGGGATAGGCCGCGCGCGCCGGCGGCCCGTCATAGACGCCGGTCAGCTCCTCGATCGTCGCGAGCGCGGCCGCGATTGCCGATTGCAGCGTTCCGCCGGCACTCATTTGAAGCAGCTCGAAAGAAACCGCAGTTCGCAGTCCGCGAGCCAGTGTTCGCACAGGAGCAGGTCGCAGATGCTGAAGCCCGAGAGCAGTCTCTCGATTTCGGCATCAGGAAGGCGCTGAGCGACGTGCTTGACGAGCTCATCGGTCGCACGTTGTTGCGCCAGCTGCGCAATTTTTTCGCCACGAGCCATCAACGTTTCCATCATGCCCGAACCTCTTCGCAGCGCATCGTCAGCCGGTCCTTTTCGAGTGGGTCTTCGAGCAATTGCCTGACCCTGTACTTGCGCCCCTTCCAGCCAATCCGCTGGTCGATCGCGATCCCGTCGCGCCGGCGGATGCTCACGCGGTAACGCGGCATGGCACTTAGCGATTGCGCTTCGTTCTCCGGCCCGGCGCTCTCGAGCGCGACGCTGGCGTGGCAGCGGCACACTTGCTCCCATCCTGGTTCCTGCAATCCCATTGCATTTCGGACTGACACGGGGCGCTCGATCACCACGCGCTCGCGCAGCGTCCCTGCGAACTCGCTCATGCGATTCTCAACCGCCGATATGGCCGCCAGAGCGCAGAAACCGCGGCGGGCGGTTCGCCGCCACCGCCATCGCGAGAGCTGAAAAGATATGCGACCAGCCGCAGGATTCCCTGCCGGATCGGTTCGGGAACGTCGTTCTCGCCAGCCGCCATTCCCGCTGTTCCCAAGACTCGCAGGTGTCTGAACGCCAGCGAACCTGCAATACGCACCCAGCCGTCGCCGGATGAATCCACGTCGATCGAATAGTCGCCGGTCTGCAGCGGCGTCCCGGCGCCGGCCTCATCAATCCCTTCGATTTGCGTGATTGCGCGCACCGGGCCTGGAGTAAGTCGCTCCCATGCGCCGCTGACCGGAATAACCTCGCTGAAGGCCCTAGCGATGACTACCTGGTTGATGAAGGCTTCGCACAGCGCGCTCGCCGTTCGGATCAGTCCGGCGACGATCGCTTCCTCCTCGCCGGTCTCGATCCGGACATAGGCCTGGGCCTCGCTAAGCGTCACTGCCGGCTCTGCGATTCCGGGTACCATCAGCGTTTCTCCATGCGCAGCACGATCGACCGGCTGTCGACGCGGCCCGAAGCCGTGACGACCTCATTGATCAGGCGATAGATCCGGCCCGGAAGTCCGCCGCCGGCTTTCACCGTCGACGTGGTCGCGTCGAAGTCGCTGCCGGCGATGGTGACGCCACCCGCCTCATCGGGTGCGACCGACCAGTCGCTCTCAGCGAGCAAATCGTCGCCGAGATATTCGGCGCCCCAGTCGATCAAATAATCGAGGACCGAGTCGGGGTCCTTCAAGAGGAAAGTCATCGCATTCCTTTGATGTTGGCTGTTGCTCAGCGTGCTTCGGGTTGGGCGGCCGCGTCCGCCTTCGCCGCGACTTGGCGCCGCGGCGGAGTTTTTTTGCTGGCCGAGGGCGACTGCTGCTCAGAAAGCGCCGCCTCGCTCATCGTGAATTCGCCGATGCTCATGTTTGATGCATTCCGATTTTCGAAATTTCAGATTCCGAGTTTGAACAATGCCGTCGTTTCGGCGATTTAGGCCGCCGTGCGCTTTGTTGAGCGGGAACTATGCCCGGGTTGCGGGGCAGCCGGACCGTCGAATGCAGTCACTCTCCTGAAAACTCGCTTCTCAGACGGAGCGGTCGGTGACTTCATTCGCCGCTTCTACAATTTCGACCCCAGTGACCTGGACGGCTTTTATCAGGCCGATTGCTGCCTCCGTTGCGGCCTCATTTTTCAGCGCCACATCGGCGACGCGGAAATGATGCGCTACATCTACAGCGACCTCGTAACTGACGATCCACCTGACAAGATTCCCACGTTCCAGGCCGACATCAGGGACTGGAAAGGCTCCCGCGACGGTCACGAACTGATGGCTCTTTCATCGTTCCTCGACAAGCCGAAGCTCAAGGTGCTCGATTACGGCACCGGATGGGGCCTTTGGCCGATCATCGCGTCTAAACTCGGTCATGACGCTTATGCGACCGAGCTCGCGCAGGACCGCTCGGCATGGGTTTCAACGCAAGGCGTGGCCATGATTTCGGACGACGAGATTTCAAATCACCGCTTCGATGTCATCAACCTTGAACAGGTGTTGGAGCACGTCCCGGAGCCGGCGAATCTTCTGGAGCGCCTTACCCGATCGCTTGACGGGATTTTGAAGCTCTCTCTCCCCGACGCCGGACGCGCACGAAACATCCTGGCGAGCATGAAGTCCGGCGAAAGTCGCTACGAGAAAATCATGCCGGTTCAGCCGCTGGAACATATCAACAGTTTCAGCCGCAGTTCCCTCCTCGACCTCGCCTCCCGCCTGGGTCTCAGGGAAGTGAAGCCATCGCTTCGCGATCTCTATTCGTTCATCCCGGGCGGAATTCCGTCAGCGCCGCGGCGAATTGCGAAAGAATTCATCCGCCCGTTCTGGACCTGGCGCAATCCGTCGAACCTCTATGTTTGGCTGGTCCGGAATGATTAAGCCGTCACCGCCTTCACGACCGCGAAGTTGAATACCAATGCTTCGGACAGCGACCCCCCTGACCGGTTCTCGATGACGATCTTGAACGATCCGGCGGCGATCCCCTCGACCCAGTAACGGTAGGTCCCGGCGGTCGCATTGCCGCCCGCAAGGTTGAGGTTGATCGTGTCGGTCGCCGCGACCGCAGAGTTGGTCGCGGTGAAGGACACGACCGCCGCCGCAGCGAGCGCGGCATTGTTCGTCGTGATCTGGCCGCAAGCTTTGTTGATCGTGACTCCCGTTGACT